CCACTAACAGCTATAGAACCTACAGAAACGGTATTAGGTACTGTAATAGGTATGCTATATTGAGCATTATCTCTATTATTAGCCTTGGCAGGAGAAGCTGCTTCTAATCTGCTTACTACAGCACTACCTGGGTTGAAAGAACTAGAACCACTTGTATCAATAGTTATACTAGCTGGATCTATATAATAGTCTTCATTAGCTAATAAACTAAATATAACGTTGGAACTTCCTTCTGTGTTAAACACTTGAGAGGCTGGTGTTAAATCCGCTAGCGCAACTGCGTCAGTAGTGTTAATAGTTAATAAAGCCGGAAGATTAGCTAAAACAGCTCCAACACCACTTACATTCAACGTTTGTATTGTTTCTGAGTTTGTTACAACATAAGAAACCCTAAAAACTATATTCCCATCAGCCGTTATTGAAGTTGGATTTACTATAGTTAAACCCGTGTCTGATAAAACAACATCTGAAACAGAATTAAACCTATAAGCACTACTTATGGGGCTTGCTGTTATAATCCATGTTATCGTATCACCCTCGTTAGCTATTATTGTTTGTTGACCTGATATACCAGCATTAGGTATATTTCCTGAAGTTTGCAAAGTTGTTGCTATTGTAGAACTTGTAGTTGGCAAAGTGCCTATACTTTCAATATCTGTTTGTATAAAAGTAATCTCCCAATCCTCATTCCCTTCATAGCCTATTGTGTTAAATTGCTTAACCGTTGAAGGGCTGTCATTCATTATGGCGTCTACATAGGATTCTACCGAGCCTAGCCCGTAAAAGTTATTACGTGTACCAGGCAAGATATTGTTATGCTCCCATAAGCTACCCCCGGAAAAAGTATAATAAGTATTATTAAGGCTAATACCTGATTCTGGTTTAAAAGAAACAAAGCTAGTCCATCCTTGAGACGCTGGATCATAAGAAACAGTAAGATAATCGTTAGAAGCAGTAGCAACGTTAGTGTCTTTGTTGCCATCAAAACCTGTGCTTGTTAACGATAAATTATATACGCCAGAGTATTCATCATAAGATCCTATAACATCTGTTGACATTTTTAAAGCGTCTCTAAAAAAGTCAGACATACCTGCATCTGATATTTTTGCTAAAGCCCCGTTTTGTGTCATCATTAAAACTACACCTTTGTTTTTATCAGTAAAAAACTTATTAAAACCAAAAGAAGCGTATGATAATGGATTTTTAGCAATACCAAATTCACCAGGGAATGGAGCTATGGTTCCTAAAAACTGTGTGTTGCTTGTAACAGGTACCGCTCCGCCTTCTGCAGAATATATAAAATCTTTATCAATTGGAGACCTAGATACTTTATCCTCTTGAAATATAAGAACCTGCGTGTCGTCGGCGTCTAGCTTCTGTATAGATCCGTTTTGTGGATCAACAGATATAGTTAAACCTCCTTCAGACTCGTTAAATTGGTTCACATAGTTTATACCAGTTCTAGAGTTAAACAAGCCGCTAGAGTGGATTAAAGTGTTAAACCTTCTTTCTTCAGCAAAGTTTTCTTGAACAACATAAGCTCTAACGCCTACATCAAAAGCTTGTTGGTTAAACCCAACTCTTAGTCTATTGGTTTCTATGTGTGTACCTGCTGTAAAATCTAATAAACAGCAGTTAAAAAAGTTTATATCTTTAGCTGTTGTTGTTAAAGCTGATACTAATCCACCTGTTGAAGTCTCATAAAATATATCTAAATCAGATTCAAAGGGTTTTGTTTCAAATACAGATAAGCCGCTTGTAGAAGAGCCTGTTGATACGGTAGCATCTCCTGAAGGGTTAGAAATAGATCTAACTTTAGTTAATGTATTTGAAGTGTTATTTGATCCACCTAGTATTTTAGGAAAAACAAAAACATTAGTCGGCGATATAGACGAGCTGGTACTAGGCGGTATTACTGCTGTTTGATCTCTAGGTATTTTATTTATACTATCCCCTAGCCTTGCTACGGAATCTTGAGAGTTAATAACAGATATCCAATTGTAATACTCCTGTTCTCTTTGTTTTACAACTACTCTATATGAGTAAGCCCATCCTAAAGATTGTAATTTATTTATTGTAGCCTGTGAGAAAGATATACGCAAAGCGTTAAAAGCTGTTGTAGATGAAGCACTGCCGGTGCCTCCTTCTACAAAAACAGTATCACCTCCAGAGTTTGACAATATAACAGGTGTTTGTCTTCCAAACTTATCGGCTAAAACAATACCAACCTGGTAAGTCCTTCTTGATTTAACGGATAGGTTTTCTAATTGGCTATGCCTTGCAGATGTTTCTCCAGTTCTTACTACAGAAAAATCGATAGAAGGTACATCATAGTTTTGTAAAAAATTACCATAAACTAATCTACCACCCGCTAACTGTTGAGAAACAGCTAATCTAGGAACAGCGTCATAAACCCGTGTTAATTGATCAGCTGGTAAAGTTTTAAATGGATCTTGAGATACGTAAAAAAAGTTTATAAATGATTCACCACCTACGGGTTTATCTTCTACAACGTATAAAGCACTTGATCCTGTTTCTTTATATATAAGTTCAACCTCTGTTATACCAAAGTCTGTAGGCGTTGGCACTTGTAATTGAACCGATTTTATTGCGTTAACAAATGTTTCAACCTCCCCAAAATTGCTAATAGACGAACTTACAGTGTCTATCTGGTTTAATCTTGAAAAACATATTGGTGTAAACGGCGCTAAAGTGCTATACTCGCCATCCTCAAATTTCCATCTATAAGAAAACCTTACTAGTTTATTTTCTAAAAAGTTTGATGTTATAGTTGCTCCTGATTCGTCAGTTGTACCAACGTTTAAAACCACCGGTGATAAAAAAGGTGCAAGTTTAGCAACAGAAGCTAAATCATCAAAATCACTGTTTGTAGTGTAATAGGAGCTGTCATTAGCTGCTCTTACAACATTAATCTTTCTTGGTGCATTTCTGTTGTCTGTCCAAAAAAGCAAATCATCAACAAGGTTTATTCCTGTTATCGGAAAGTTTTGATGGAAGTTTAATGAAGCACCTGATACTAAAGTTCTTAGTTGTTTTGCTTTTTGATCATAAGAATAGATAGCGTGCGTACCGCTATTGCTATTATCATATGAATCATTCGTGGTAGTGTAAAAGTATATTTTTTCAGAACCGTTATCTCTGTAAGAGCCAATACACTTATTGTTTGCGGTTGCGGTATCACCTACTAATTTATTGCCTAATAAATTTTCAATAGCTCCCATGTCAGAACTCTCAGACTTACCAACGCTTATATTTAAAGCTTCTCGATAAGTTCCGGCTGGTACTAATCTATCATCTAGATCACGGTTCATTATACCGCGATTAAATGTTCTTTTAATTTCTGGCATAAAATTTATTAGTGTTTAATCCATTTTGATTTATTACGCATTATTTGTGTCATTTCTGTAAGTTTCATGTTTGACAACCTTATTTTTGCGTTTCTCATTTTAGAAGAAGCTTCTTTTTTGTATAATGCTGCTACTCCCGCTGCGGAACCTCGTAGTTTTGATAGATTGTATAATATAGAAGCATAAATAGCATCTTCAGCAAGCTTGGGAACATAAACGTTGTCGAAATCCCCATTGTCGCCCAGTCCGTCGGATATGTAAGTAAATGTTATATAGCTTCCCTCTTTAAACGCTGAGTCAAAGTAAATAATGCCTGCTTCTGTATCAAGAACAAAAGTGCCGTTTATATTTTGAAATTCAGGCGTAGACCCATATCTTTGCCCATAATAAAGATAATTATCGTTATCAAAGTAACCGTTATAATAGTCTCTAGTCTGGTCTATATCAAGGGGCTTTACATCGGATTGGTATTTATCTATAGTTTCAGATCTTTCTTCAAATACTATATTGCCATCTTGATCATAAAGATATTTATAATCTTGATCCTGGGCTATAGCTTTATTAGCAGTTGTAGTTCTGCTAGGTAAAATTGGACGCATTACACCGTTAGAATCTGTATATTCTACACGAACGTAATTAACGTAATCAGAAGGTAAAGATATACTTTTTGTAGGGCTAAGTTCTACTTCAATAGATTTTTCTGAATGTAAAACATCATAACTAAATTCTTGTACAGAACGTTGTGCCCAAAAAGCTACTTCATATCTAGGTACTTTAGTAAGAACTTTACCATCACCAATATAAGCAACCATGAAGTTGTTAATTATATCATTTAGATTTGTTCTTCTGTAATAACCCGGTATAGCCAATCCTGTACCTCCGTCTAAAGCAGAGTAATTGTTTACGTCTAAAGGTCTTCTTGATATTGCCATTATTGTTCAGTTGCTATGATTTGTTGTTCTCTGCCTTGTGCAAAACCTGCAATATCGGCTTGTTTTATTACCACCCCAGCGTATGTTAAAATTCTTACTATTAGATCATACTCTTCAGAAGCGTGCAATTCAAAGTTATAAGATTTTGCAGGCGTATTGTAGTTGTCTGTATTGGGGTCAAAAATGGTTGAATCATAAATAGGCTTATTAGGCACACCCGCACTAACTTGAGTAGGCGTTGGCATTACGTATCCCCATTTAGGTTTATTAGGTTTTTTCAAATAATCCACACTAACACCAGTTTGTATACTACTAGGAAATACTTTAATACCTCCATTAGCAAGAGTATATACCGCTTGACTTTTAACAGGTGCGGTTAAGGGTGATTGGTTAATATATTTTATATCGGAATGATGAGCAAAGTCTGCTATTTTACTATCGACAGCCACCACTCCTAGTCTATAAAAGTCAGAGGGGTATTCAAAAACACCATTATTAAGGGTTAAGTCTGAAGTGTTATAAAACTCGTTAATTTTCTCAGACGTATTTAATACAGGATCAGCAAAGTCACTGGTTATATTAGCGTTTAATTCATAACCTGATTGCTTTCTAAAATAGCTTTCAAATATTTCATTTTGAGCTTGATTGGCTAATCTGTTAAACTCCTCTGGTGTTATATATCCGCGATTGTCTTTATTAGTTATAACTAATACAGTGTTATAGACATTATCTATATTTACCATTTATATTTGTTTTTGTTAGATGGTATAGAGCTGATTTCTCGCTCTACACCTGGTATTTATGAAAGCTTTTTAGTAATAGACTTCATTAAGTCTACGCCTTCATCAGTTTTAAAGTATTGAGCTAAAGCAGCATAAGGATGTTGCTCAAACGGTACTGTTAAAACTTTTTTGCCATTAGCAAATTTAAAAACAGTATTATCGTCTGTTAATTGCAATATACCTACTTCAACAGCTCGGTTAGCTAAATTTCTTAATTTTATATCTTCATCTTGAGTTAGTTCTAAAAATAAAATAGGATTATGCTTTGCAAATCTATAAGCATCCCGTTTTAATTCTTTAGAAGATAACTTAGAAACCGTAGATCCCATTTCTGTTCTCATGATAGCTTCTAAATGTTCAATATCAATTTCGTTACACATGTTTAAAGCTTCTAGCTCTAATTCTAGCATATCAATCTCATCTTCTGCTTCTTGAACTTCGTCAACTTCCATCCATAACGAATTACGCTCAGGATGATATAAAGATAATAACTTTTGCAAATTTTGTTGTTCTTTAGGAGCATATAATACCCCGTCAAGAAAAACAATATGAGCAAGTGTTGCCGCGCCGTCTTGATCTTCAACAAATAAAGAGCGTTGATTTGTAGCGTAACGTATTTCTTTATTAATACCAGATTCTTCGTCGAAGTATAATAAAGGTTTTCTTGCTGTATGCTTTGTTTGAATTGTCCATGATATAGGCGCCCTATTGTTAGTTAGCATATATGTCCGGTCTTTTATTTCCCAGCCGTTTTCTGCAACTGGAGATTTTTGTGCTTTTGTAGCCATAATTAAATAATATAAAATAAGAATAACGAGCCCCGAAGGGCCCGCATTCTATGATTAAAAACTGCTATTATGCTTTGAATAATACAAAGTTATTGGCAGCTTGAGTAATAAGACATCTTTCAGTAAGATAGTGCATTCTCATTTCATCAACATCAGTTGTTTGAGCTCCACCTACAGATCCTGTTACCCAAGATTTCATCTTGCGGTTATCCGCTTCAGAAGAACGGTAACGAACGTGTAAGAAAGGACGCTTAATGTTTGTTCCTAATTGTTGATCATATACTGTAGAAGTACCCGCTGGCACTAGTACACCTTCGATATCTCCAAAACCTCCACGAGTTGACCAGTCGTTTAAGTATTTCCAGTCAGTTTTGTAAAAGTCATAAGATCCACGACGGTATCCAGTAAACCCAAGAGTTAGAGCCATATCTTCGCTGTTATTAAATACTCCGTAAGAAGTACCTCCAGCGTAGCCACCATTTTGTTGAGCAAGAATATCATCAATTTCTAATGATAGATCACGATTTAAGAAAAGCATGTTTTCTTCAATTGCTCCTTGCTTGTCTAGTTGCTTAAGTACAGCGTCAAAATCAGTAAGTGCTCCACCACCTGCAGCTTGCGCTCCAAATCCTGAATATACATTACCTCTTTCTTCAATTGCATCAAAGAAACCTTGAGTACCACGAGCATTTTGCGCAGCTAAGCTACCTCCAAATGTTCCGAGTGCAATATTAGCACCTCCTGCAGTTTTCTCAACACCTTCAACCATAGCCATTTCTACGTAGTCTTCCCAGCGTAGACGATTTTCGTGCTCTGATTTTAGGTACCATAGGTATCCATCAGCTCCATTTTCTGAAGTCACTTCAATCCATCCAATCTGAGCAGTGTCAGATCCGTTAATTGAATAGTGCTCTTTCATAATGATAGGAGCGTTAGTAAATGTAGCGTAGCTAGGATCTAGCTTTTCAGTAAAGTTTCCAGTACCTTTAGCAAATTCAGATCCATATACTAATGCAGTTACTCGTTGAGCAGCTGTTACACCAGCATGAGCTTTGTATGCTTTAATTTGAAAACGAGTATCTTCAACTAATGTTACTACACCTTTAATAACAGCAGCGGTTCCACCAACGGCAGAAGTAGCATTTGTTTGAACTTGGATCATAGCTGTTTGACCAACTTTGAAGTTACAATTACCGGTTGTAGCAGAAGTAAGACCAACACTTGTTGGCTGAGCTGGAATAGTAAAGTTAAGACGACCACCGGCGTTAGCATCAGCTGCAATAACAGCAGCAGCACCAACAGCAGGTAAAGCAGCAGCAGTACCTTGTGGAAGTACATTCGCGTAGCGAGTATGTAAACGTCCTTGCTCAGTCCAAATAATCTGATCTGAAGTTGAAGGCATCTCTGCAGATACCATACGTAAAAATGATCCGATTGAACGATTTCCGTAGCGCTCTACTTCTTTTTCGTATACATCGGGTAAAAATTGTTGTGTCCATTGATCGTGTGCAGCAGCAGTGAAGTCAATGTAGTTCCCAGCATATAGTGTTTTAGACTGGGTTGGTTGTAAGGCGGCAGGAATGCCACTAGTAAAAGCCATTTGTTTTGATTTTAAGTTGTGTTATTTATTCCATTTAATGCGCAACTTGTCAGACGAATTGCCTGATACTACCCTAATTTTATCACCATGATCCGTTTTAATGGTAGAGTTATCTACCCTAGGGTCCATATTAATGTTTTTAGATTTTTTAGCAGCGTCTTTTATTGAGTCGGCACGGCCTTGCTCGTAAAAGTGATTAGCAATCTTATCTGCATTTTTAGCGGCGAATAAGGCTTTGTGATAGCCTGTGGCATCAGAAATGTTGCCATCATCACCAATAAATTCATTAATAAAATTAGTAATATCAGATTGATACGTTTTTACTTTTTCAGAGTTATCAACTTTAAAACGATATTTGTTTTCTCCAACATTAAAATCAAAACCTTTGAAATTGTCGTTAAAAACTTTATTTGTTTTTTCAATAAACTCATTTTTAAGCGCATCGTGTTCTTCTGATTGTTGCTTAAAACTTTTATAGTATTCCATAGCTTCAATGTACTCTGGTGCAACACTTTCTTGCTTTCTTAACTTAAGATCAGCATAATATTGCTTCTTTGCATCATTAAAATAGTTTTGGGCACTATATAGTTCTTCTTTAAAAGCTAATTGTTTAGCCTTAATTTCTGACGGATCGTCAGAGTCTTCATCATAGGCAAAGTTTTTGTTGAATAAAAAATCAACATCATCTGAGTCTAAATGAGGTTTTGTTTTTTTATAGTATTCTCTTAACAAAGCGGTGTTGTCCATTGTGGAAACATCTCTGTTCAGACTTACATAGTCTTCAACAGAACCGCCTGTTTCTTCCATGAATTTAACAAGCTTTTCAATATTCTCAGGCAGCTCCATTTGAGGTGCTGATTCTTGAACTTCTTGTTGTTTTTCAATAGCCGGTTGTTCTTCTTCAGTATCTAATTTTTCATCATTTTCGGTTACTAACTCTAACGGTGAATTATCAACTACTTCTTCTTCTTCTTCTTTTTCGGCTTGCTCTTCTGTATCTTGCTCCCGTACTTGTTTGTCCATTTCCGGGCTATCTTCGGCTCCATCGCCCATAGATACGCTCTCTGTTTCTTGCTCTTGAACGGCATCTTCTTCTTTTGTTGGTGGTTTATCTAAATTAACTTTGTATACTCCATCAGACTGAAGCCCGTAGGATTCATCTACAGAGCCATTTTCAATTGCTTGCTCTAATACAGCAGCTTCTTTTTCTTGGGTCGTAGGAGCTGGCGTATTGTCTTCAACAGCGTTTACTTTAATTGTTTCTTCCATAATTATATATAATAAAATAGTTTAAATAATCTATCTAGGCTCAAATCTTGATAAGTCAAAACCGCCTAAAACATCATTCCCTTTTGATTCAAAAGATTTTTTAGGTTTACCTGTATCAGGTGGTCCCTCAATTTTTGAAGGATTAATTTTAGTTCTTGCTATTTCTTTTTGAGTTTCTGTTTGAGTTTGCACTAATTCTTTTTGAGCTTGTAATTCTAATTCTTTTAATTGCACATTCAAATCATATTCAAACTGCATCAACTCTTTTTTTGTTCTAGCCTCAACTTCCATCTTTTTAATGGATAATTCATTTTCTGCATTAGAAACTTGAATTTTAGACTCTGTTTTAATCTGTTCAGCTTGAGCTTTCGCTTGTTCTACAACAACCTGCGCTTGGCCTTGCGCTTCTGCTTGAGCAACTGAAGCAGCTTGTGCCTGTGCTTGGTCTGTTTGTTGCTTTTTAATTCGTCTAAACTTAAGAAGTTGGTTTGCCAGCTTAGTATTGTTTACCTCTCTAATATCAATAGCATCTTCTAAAAATATACTT